TTAATATACTATCCAAATATTTAACAATATATTTTAGTTACTTATAGACTTTATTGTTTTCTAAACTAAAATATCATTATACCTCAATACCATTTCACTCATTCGTTTTATCGTTATACAATTATCGTATCAAAGCGTACCGGCGAAACAAATTATTTTAAGTTATTACTATTTCTTTAATTGACAATCCTGTTATTGTGCCGTTAAATACTGAAGAATATATCGCCAACCATGTCTGTACACCACCAGTCATATTGTAAGTTTGAGATGATATTTGCCCCCCTATGTGACCCGTTGAATAAGGGGGGACAACAGCTCCTGATGTTCTTGTAATTGTCAATATAACCTTATACAACTTTCCTGTTGTCCAAAAACTATCCCTACCCAAAGTGCCATTAGACCCATTGGACGTTAATTTAGTGCCATCAGCAGACCAATTAGCGGAAGAATATTTATCCCAATAAGACGAAACAGGTGCGGTCTTCCATGCTGACTGGTCAACCAATTCACTTCCTAATGTTGCTGTCTTGGTTAAATACTCAGTGGCATTAGTCATTGCATCAACGCCCCGAACTCTGTATGATACAGACGTATTAATTACAATAGACCTTGCGTATGTTTGCACACCTGCCGCAGTCGTGTGTATTAGACTATACTCACCGCCATTAATGGACTCCCATATTTCATATAGTGCATAACCACCAGAATTGTCAGTCCACCCCAGGGTCACTCCAGATTGCCCATGTGCCGGATTTGTTGTTATTGTCAAATTAGTTGGGTCTGCAATCGCAACATAATAATTAATTGTAGCGACTTTACCAGCGGCAACATATTTATTGATTATACTCGTTCTTGACGCAAGCCCCGCAGCTGAAGGCGCTGACATCCCTGCCCCAGCTAAATTATAAGTGCAATTCGTCAAAGGAACCACGCCACCGTCAAAATATGCATCAACGGCGGCAAGAAAAGCATCTACTTCTGCTTCATTACAATTACACCCGTTAAAATTAAGAGTTTTAAAATGCCTAAACGCACCTCTTGGCATTTTTGTAATATTACAGCGTGTCATATTTAAAACATTATATAACAAAGCTCCCACTCCACCATCATTGGGAAGTAACCATGAACTTAAATCCCCTGTAATATTTAAGTCTTCAAAATCCATTTGAAAGCCTTCATTATCTCTTACGGTTGTAGGCAATACCCAGTCTTCAATGTTACCATAAGCACCACTTCCCCTTAAATATATCGAACCAAGTGTTGATGGCAATACCCAATCGGCTAAATTTATTACTACATTTGGACTTGTCATTCTTATCCATGATACGCCTTCTGGTAAAGTCCAATTATATCCAGTACCAATAAAGTTGTTCCCAGCAAGATTTATATGCCCCTGATCGGGAACAAAAGGAGACGGAAGTTCCCACCTAAAAGGATTTCCCGTAAACAAATTGCCTTCCAAATGTATATCAGAAATAGTGGCAGGCCATTTAATATTATCAACGCTTCCCGTAAATTGTACTGATCCGCTCTTCCCTACATGGAATATCTGAAGTGTAGTTGGTAAATACTTAAACATTATAGATAAATCGCCACTACAATCGTTGTAATAGAAATGAAACCACTTAAGCGCAATAGGAAGCCTTTTGCCAGTAAAATCTCCATAGAGCCTGCCATATGCCCCCATCCACTCCCAATACTCAATACTATCTAAGTCTCCGCTTAGAGTTATGTCGTATTGCCCTTCTACTGAGTAGTCTTTAGTTATATTTAAGTTCTCGCCAGTCAGTTCTGTTGTAGTTTCATCTCCCCAATCAATTAATACAGACTTGCCCGGCAGAACAGTAATTCTTTGTATTATTAATTGTGTTAGAGTAGACTGGTCTGTTTTAAATTCATTTAGTGGAGCCCAGCGCTGGCTCCATGACTGACCGCTGCGGCGGTTAAGTCCTAATCCTTTTCCTAAACTCCTAGCCATATTGCTTTAAGTTTTATAACAGATTAGATTACCTGCAGATATAGTTATACTTTTAAATCTAACAAAATATGTATTTCCTTCTACAAACGGAAAATCTTTAAGCGCATCTAATCCGTTATATAATGATGCGTAATCACCAAAATCTATAGCTGTTACAGTTACCCCGCTCGCACCTACTTCAAAAGCATAGTAATCCCCGTCCGGAGATGCAGCAGCAGTGTTTATTACGACGAATCCGTTTTTAGCGAAACTCTTATTGTCTATGCTATTAATATCTTCGAATATATTCATAGTAGTAAAATATTAAAAAAGGGGAGGAAACCCTCCCCCTTTAATTATTATTTATTAAAGATCTGTTCTATGAACGGAATATTCAATATGAACCTTTACAGTTCCTACACCTGCTGTAAATGCTGCAGATGCGTTAGTAAGTACTAAAGCTGTATTTACTGGCATAGTTAAACCACTATCAGCGTTTAGTTTTTCCATATTAAATACTTTATCACCGGTACCTGTTAAAAAAGTAACGGCTAAGTTACTTGACTGAGCAGCACCTCCAGGATAGTTTATTGTTATAACACCACCTCCAGAATAATCTGCACCGTTATCATCATAAATTAAAACAGCACTTCTAAAAGCTAATGCATAACCAGCACCTGGGGCAGCAACAAGAGCTTTTGGTGTAGCATACATTGCCTGAAGTTCGGCTGCACTTACATCCACAACAGCCGTCTTTATTACAAAAGCATCTGTCGTACCAAGATCTATACCACCATCTTTAAGTTTTACACTATCAATTATTACACCTGTATTGTTAGTATACTCTGCTATACTATTAAGTTTGGCAGCACCGTCTGATGGTATATGAGCATCAAAGTCATCTTTAAGATTATTGTAATCTAATGCTTTTACAACTTTGTTATTAACTGCACTTGGGAATGGATTATTTGACGTAATTTTACTTGATTTCATCTCATTTAAAATTTTAAAAGTTAATAATTAGGATGAGTAGGGGGTTTCCCCCCTATCTATCCATTATTTCTAGAAACCAAACAACGTGTCAAGAGCAGCTGTCAGTGTACCACCAGCAGAAGCAACCATAACTTCGATAAACGAATCAGCTGTTCCAGTGATAGTTTCAGTACTATTGTCTTTAAACCTTAAGTTATAAAGTGTGTAAGTTTCACCTGAAGTTGCGCCAAGCGCAGGAGGTGCTAAAGGATATTCAGCTATCCTATAAGCTTCCCTACGGTTTCCTAACAGTTCATATTCAACCTGTCTTACCAGGTTAAAAGTACCAGCTCCTTCAAATGCAACAGCTTCAACAGTAGTGATAGTACTTCCAAAAGCATCGCTAAGCCCTACATCAAACCTGATAGGTGAGTAGAAAAATAGTCCAGGAACAATTGTTTTAGCTGCATCGTTAGCTACGATCCTTAAACCATAGTCACCTTCACTAGCTATAGGAATAACCCCTGCGTTAGCAGCAGCAACTGAACCACTCGGACCTACATAAGGTTGGTCAATTACTATTATTGCATCATCAGTTCCACCTCCAGTTATACTAACTACTTTATAAACACCATTGGTTTTAGTTGTAGCGTGACCTATCCTAAGAATATCACCTGCTACAATAGTAGCTGCATCAGCATTGTATTTACCTGCATCTGCGGCTGCTCCAGCTGATTCTACAGTTGTTATAATTGTAGAACCATTGGTTACAGTGAGAGCTCCACCAGAAGTAGCTAAACTAGTACCAGAATTTAATTTCTCCATGTAGAAGAGATTATCTTTCTTAGTATTAGCTACAAAAGTAGTATGAAGACCATTAGCTATCAGATACTGTGTAGCTGAAGTTGTTGAAGCATACTGAGCATATTTGTAGAAGGTTTTGTTACCAAACTGAGCCAGCTGATCCCTATAACCAACATTAATCAAATATTCATCAGAGTTACTAACAGCTATAGAACCACTAGTTCCATTATAACCAATTACAACCTTCTGATTAGTAGCTGCTGAATGAGTAGTTTTAGCTTTCGATAAAAGATTACTCCATTCAAGCGCTGGACTTGTCTGAAGAGTTCCGTTTACATCCCTATATAGAAGTTGGAACTCGTTTCCTGCGGATAAAGCACCTGCTTCGCAAGCTAATCTACCTACAAGTTTTTTACCCAGATGCCTTGCAGTAGTTGGCGCTTCAGCTATCGAAAGAGCTGCATCTGCGCATACAAACATGTGAGTAACATTTTTTTGTGCGTACATTTTTTTAAATTTTTAAATTTAACACTTATTTTAATTAACTTTCTCTTTCAACTGCAGCAACCTGATATCCTTCATCATTTAATGCTGCTACAATTATTTTTATAGCTTCCGCTATTATTTCATCTTGAAATCCTTGATCTATTATTTCACAAGGACTTTCTGTTGCTCCAATAGAATCTACAATAATATCTTCTGGATATTTTAGATAAGTAACACTATAATCATTAATAGGGTTTACTCCATCTGTTATTATTTCTACATAATATAATTCATTCACCTGATCATAACCCGCATCTAATCTCCACACTAATTCTGAATATGGTTTTTTATATCTATTTTTATAATTTTTAGTGTAGTAATCATAAGTAATAGGATATACTATTACAGGGTCACTTATTACTGGAGGAGGACCAACTTCTTCAACAAATGTTACATATTCTTCTACTAGATAAGCTGCTTGCTCAGGCAGAGCATAAAACCATCCATTAAGATGAGTGTATGTATTATCTATAGAAGGTGTAATATCAGATTCAACTAAGCTAGCCCTTACAAGTAAAGGAGATAATATTTTTCTTACCTTTTCATCTTTATCAAACTGTTCTCTATACTTAGCATAAACTCTTCTTTGAGCTCTATTAAGAATAGCACTTATCTGAAGATCATTGTAACCAGGGGCGGCACCCTCATAGAGTTTGTCAACCCCTAGTAACACATGATATTTTAATTCTGTAGGTGTCATTTCCTATTGTTAGTTATTCTGTCTTCGATCAGAAGCTTGGTCTGTTGATTCTTGGGATTATTAAAGTAGCTTATAGCCTGATCTTTATCAAATCCTATTGTATCACCTGATCTAAGTTTATAAGTTGTACCTTCGACATAAACTTCTCCTATCTCTATAGCATCCATCACAAATACTTTAATATCAAAGTCTGGGTCTTTAGCTACTTGAATAAATTCATCCATGCTAGGTATTCCTGGAACTTTTGTTTTCTGATCAATTATTTTTACTAATTCTGATTTTAACCATCCTGATTTAGCATCTGCTGGTACCTGTTTACCAAGTAACCTCAAGACACTTATCATTTTCTTATCTGATTTAACGATTGTGTTAAACAGTAATTTGTGTGCTTCTTCAGATCTATCTGCAAGTTTAATTGTCTCTTCTTGCTGTAGGTCTTCATCTACCATATAATAATCATGAATTAATTCATTTATCATATTTTCAGATTTGGCTATAGTATTACTATGTGATAATACTTTCCAAGCTATATAATCCTCAGCGTCTAAAAGATTCAAAGTACGACCTGTCTTATCCAAAGACACTGTATATTCCCTCCAGAAGTTCTTTTCTTTTTTATTAAAGTTTAATGAGTTTTTTTCTAAACCCATGATCTCTTCAAAGAACCTTTGTTCGCCTTCATTAAGTATAGGTATAAGTCTATCTTGGGTATTTGTAGGACATTGATAAACTCTTTTACATCCATCCCATATTGTATTACCTGCTGATGCTTTTGGGAAACCCGACCTATACTTATTTACTAACTTAACTACAATCTTTTTGTTCTGCAAAAAATTTTTTTCTTCCATTTTAACTCCGTTTAAATATGCTCTTCTTCCGTTTTAAATTAGGTGTAGGGGGGCCTTTCAGCCCCCTTTCAACCTATTTGTTTTTTGACTACGCTAGTGCAGTCGGTATCCATTCACCCATCCTCATTGGATTATGTACTCTAAGACCGAGCCAGTCAGCCTTATGTATTTCATAACCATCAACAGGGGTTACCATTACTTTGGGTTTTCCTTTTCCACCAGCTGAGAACGGATCACGGAGACCAGGTATATAACCATGCTCTTCTGCCTGACCTTTAATTCTCACAAGCTGTACGTTAGGATTAGCACCTGCAGTACCAAGGTCCATGATAGTGAGCCTACGTGACTCCCATGTTCCACCTTCTGGATGCTTAATCTTATTCCTAATTTCATTGTCATAATCAGGAATATGTACAAACTCAAACCTGATACCATTTATGTCAGCCATGCTGGTATACTGCGGTTTTGTGTATGAAGCTTTTGCTCCACCAGTTAAAGCCTGTACCCTATTGTATGTAAGAGCTGAAGCACCTGCATAAGCCTCAATAGCTGCAGACACCATAGCTAAACCATACTCACCAGATCCTATAACAAACCTTCTTTTATCTTCAGGAAGTTTACCTACTGATAGACCCAGAGAATACTTAACTAAAGATTCAATATTGAAATTGTTATAGTAGAAGGTGTTTGAGGGAGAGATCTGCTCTCTTAAACCAAGACCAGCTTTGATCTCGTACCCAGACGAACCAAACTGACCATAAGTTCCATCTTCCCTTCTATTAGACGTTCCATAAAACAATAGCCTTGCTTTTTCCCTACGGAAAGCTTTCATAAACTCCCAATCAAGTTTATTAAGCCAACTAGTATGTTTTACACCATCTTGATCTTGGAAAGTAAATGCTAACGGGTTGTTAACACCTTTCATGATCATGTTACCAGGGATAGTATGCTTCTTACGAATCATCGAAAGCCTAGTGCTCATCTTAAACGGTGAGGTAAAGCTGATGTCAGAAGCATCTTTCGAGAGTGTCTGCTCACTGATTGAGTATTCAACACTCCAGAGGGTTCCAGCTGCTAATTCCGTTCCAGGAATAAAAGCATTAGGATTACCAGTAAATAGTTCGCATTCGTAGAGGTATCCAACATTATAAGGTTCAGCCTCTTTCCTGATACGTACCTTGTACAGATCAGGTTTCATACCAACTATGATATGAGTTACAAAGAACATCTTCTCAGGGAACCACATATAAAAAATTCCACCGTTCCTACCTACAGCATCAGTTGTTGCTACTTCAGTTAGAGATCCAGAACCATTTCTTACATAAGCTTTGCTGAGAGGAATATTCTTTTCATCTTGACCTTGAAGCATCCATTCAAACTCCCTATCGTCCTCAATTTCATGAGTAGGATATTTGTTAATAAGAGTAAGCATGTCGTCAGGCAAGTTTACTTCAAACAACCTGTCAATGTAGTTTGATATTTGTATGGGTTTTTCCTGAAACATCAGACCCAGGTTGTTTTCAGTAATAAGTCCCGAAAAATCTTTCGGTTCATACACTTGATTTGGAAATACTTTCATTTTTATTTAGATTTAAGTAATTTGCTTTTAAATATTAAAAGTCTTTTGGACAGCTGTGAAGAAAGCAGCATTCCCTGCTTTAGACCTCTGATTTGTATTGTTTGTATACTTTCCTTCGTTGTTATCTAAATTTTCAACAGCTTGTTCAAATTCTTTCATCGAATCTTTTCTACCTTTTACAGTTAATTTGGAAAAATCCGTAAAACCTTTTGTTATTTCAAATAAGTAATGCAATTTAATTTCAAAATCCATTGGATCTTCCATCCTTTTAGCTACTATCCTGTTAACAGGGTTTCCATATTGATCCTGTCCAGCAGGAGTAGTCATAGATGTTAATACTGCATTTTTAACTTTATCATTCAGAGGGATTCCAGAAATTATCTCTTTAGATTCAAGAACAGTTTTTTTAAGTGATTCTAATTCTTTCTTTTTCTGTGCTACTAATTCTTGTTCTTTTCTTTGAGCTAATTGTTTTTCTGATTCTTTTTTAGTTTCTACTAATGATTTTAGTTCTTTTAATGAGTTTGTTGCTTCTGATTCAAGATCTCCACTATCTTCATAGTATTGAATCATTCCTTCTATTTTTTTATCTGAGAATTTTGTAGTTTCTTTTAAGTATTCTTTTATTATTTTTTTCTGTAGTTCTTCATCATCTGCAAGCTTATCTTCTTTAATTGAGGACAGTTCAAATTCCTGTCTTTCAATCTCGATAAGTTTGTCAAGAGGAACCCCCTCTTCATAATTATTAATAAGATTTTTGACTTTCTCAGGTAATGAATCTTTATACATTTCTACGGCAGATATTATTTCATCCACCATTGCTTGTTTTAATCCATCAGCTGTTCCATCAAATTTTTCTAATTCTAGATTAGGAAGGATGCCCTCGTCCTTCAAAAGCTTAGCATACGGAGTTAACGGAGAAGATTTTTCAGAATTTGTATCGTCGGACGAGGGCTCTTCCTTTTCATTATTTTCATTCTTTTCATCATCATTCTCCTCAAGATCGGGATCGTCTTCATCCTCAGTATCTATGAAGTCAGCTTTTGTTTCTTTTATTTCCTTTCTAGACTTAGTTTTCTCACCAGTTTCTTTTTCTTCATTATCAAAGAGTAGCTCTTCAGGATACCCGTCGCCTACTCCATCCACCTCAATAGGTTCTTCACTTATTAAGGAATTTAAATCATTCTCAAAAATATTCTTCTCCATTTTTCACAAAATTATAAATTATATACTATACACTCCAAATTTTAGACAATCTATTTTCAAATTTTATAATCTTTAAAACTCTCCGATCTAAAATTTAATTTTAGATTACCTTCCTACACTAAGTAAAATATCATTTTTTTTCTCCTTTGGTACTACTGATTTCCTCTCCCTTGAAACAGCACCACACTCTTCACATCTATGAACAACATATACTCCCACACTTGTCATATAGTGTTTATCTTTAATAGGTGCGGTATGATCACTACCACAATTAGGACATGTTGGGCCATCTGTTTCCATATATAATGAACAAGAAGGATGTCCTTTTATCCAAGGTCTAAGTTTAAGATAAACCTCTTCAAGTAATTCTACATCCCCTCTGTTATATTCTTCCATATACGCTAAGGCTTTATTATCACCATTTTTACAACGTTTCCACAAATTGAAATTTGTTTCAAGCTTAGGTTCAAATCCAAATACTTTAGCTAATGCATTTAAACTATTGTGGGTAAACCCAAATTGTTTAGCAGCTATTTTTTTGGTATCTACTGTTTGATATGGACTAGTTGGTGATAAACCATTAACTATAAATCTACTATTTATATTAGGTACATCAAAACTATCTCCATTATGAGCTATTATAATATCTGCTTCATCTAACAATTTCCAAAGCTCTTTTACTATTCTCTTATCGTCTTCTCTAAGTACTTCAGTACCTGTTAATCTCATTGACATTATTTTATCTGAAAATAACCATTTTGCAGACCATGTCAACATAAACCATTCTGATATGACGTTTTCGGTTGGAATTCTAGCTTTCCATACCTGAGTCTGAAATACATAAGCTTCTAAAGGAGTAGTCTCGATATCAAAAATTAATATCTTTGGTAATTTTGGTTTACTACCACCTGCTTCCTGTTTAGCTTTATATATCTCTTCTTTAGTACACTTAAATCTTTTTGCCAGTTTACCGGCTCCCATTCTAATAAGATATGGTTTCTCAATAATTCTCTTTACTATATCTTCGTATTTCATTTTGAACTAGTTGAAGTTTTTTTACTTTCCATTGCTCTATTGTGCCTTGTTGCTTCTTCTTCTTTCTTTTTATTAGATCTAACACTCTCTTCAAACTTATCTCTTTCGAGTTTCATTTTATCTTCATGTTGTTTTATTTTCAAAGAAAGTTCTTCAGAATCATCTTTTTCTGTTTTAGACATTAAAGCTTCCATATACTTCATGTCTATCTCATATCTCTTAAGTTCTCTATCTTTATCTCTCTCTATAGAATCTCTTTCTAATTCCATAGCTCTAGTTTCTTTCTGTATCTCAGCCATCTCTTGTTCTATTTGAGCTCTCATTTCTTCATCTTCTTCTAAAAGATTGGTCATTTCTGCTATACTCTCAGATTTAAGAACGTTAATTAAAGTAGATGCACTAGATCCGTTTTGTACAAAAGACTGGGCTAATCCTTCAATAGATTGTCTTATCTTTTGATCTTCTGAAGAAGAACTTACAAATACTTCTAAATCTTCATATGCTATACTGTCACCTTCTATATCCATAAGTACTCGTGACATGTCATCAAGAATAAATTCTGATTTCATGTTCTTTCCTTTGTATATCTGTTTAGCTACATCTATACAGGCTTGAAGTGTTCTACGTTTTACATCCTCATGTAATATAAACCATTTTTCTGTTATATGACTAGACTGTGTAACAGCCCTTTCTACACCACCTACTGTCTCTCTATTGTCAACTTGTCCTTCTCTCTGTTTCGTTACCCCAGAGATAGTACCTATCTGATTTTCAATATAAGACAACATTTGAATATTTTGCTGTATGAAACTACCTACTTCTGGGGAAATAGCTTTTCCTGTAGTATTGAAGTTACCTGCTAATTTTCCTTGAGCAGCACCTTTTTTCCCCTCATTCCAGGGGTCTACCACCATATATCCAAGTACGTGTAAATAATACATCCATTTATCCAGATCCCAATCATCAGGTATCTTAGATGTATCTAATTCAACGATTGGACCACCAAATCTAGCAACAAGTAGTTCCAGCCTACGCATATACACGTTATATGCGAATTGGAATGGCATCATTCTAGACATCATTGATTTACCACAATCAATACCAACAAATCCTAAATCACATTTAGATTTGTTGTTTAAATGTCTAATTTGCACCTTTCTAGGTTGCATCTTAACATATATCTTACCACCAATTTTTGTTCCTTCGTTAGCTTCATTAACCCATTTCCATGAAACAGATTCTCCGAGTTCTCTGTTAGGCTTATAATGTTCAGAAACCCAACGTTCTTGCATATCACCAAACTCATCTATATAGCTAAGTTTACCTATCTTCTTTCTACCTCTCCATCTTACTCTTACTACTCTCACGTTTCCATTTCTATCAAATGGCCCAACAAATCCGTAATTAGCTGCAGTATCATCTACATCTATTAGCATATCCTCTCCATCTTCCGATTGTATGGGATAATATAATCTTGGATTTATATACGAATAGTTTAATACAGATTTACCTTTATCTCCTGCAGTACCACCTTCTAAGAAGGCAATATCCTCTTTCTTTAGATGTTCGTAGAACTCATCAACTACTTTACCTATAGATAAATACTGTACTTGTACAATTACATCTGAATCTTCTACATTAAAATTCTTACTAAATCCTAGAGGAAAAACTGTAGCTGGTTCGCATTTTTCTATACTAATATCTCCAGCAACTTCATCTATTCTATAAACAACTCTACCTTCTCTTAGTATGTTTAACATTCCTTCGTTAAACTTCTTTTTAAGGTTTTGATACTTATATACATAATGAAGAAGTCTAGATGCTGTTAATTCTGTAAGATCTTTCCAGGAATACTTTAAAAACTTACCAATTTTTTGAAATCTTTTCTGAGCATCTTCTTCATCAAAAGATGTACTACTTATTTCTTGTTGGATGGCTTCCATCAGTATTTGATGTTGTACATCCTGCTTATTAGAAATAGCTGATTCACTTACACTTCTAACCATAAACTCATCTCTCCTTAGATATTCCTCACCAACAATGAGATCTATTTTAGGAGATGATATAGGATAGTTCTTAACCTCAGATGGGAAACTTACTCCCTCTAACCCCATAGGGTTAAATATTTTTTCATAGTCTTCTGGAATAGCTTGTCCATCATAGACTTGCCTACAGAGATCCATTTCCTGATACCTCTCTCTATCAGATAAATTACGATTATACAGCATTGATTCTGCTGCATCAACGTTTTCTTTAAACCAATCTTGTGATTTCTGAGATGTGGGTATTTTTTGTTTAGGGAATGATATTTGATTATATACGCCTAATGTATCCATTTCTTAAAAAGTATAACTGCAAATATATTAATATTCTTATTATCAACCTAATTTTTCAGTAATTATTTTAATTACTTATGAACTTTTTAAACTTCCTCTATAAAATCTAGTATTAGGATTACGGTAAGCTTTGTCCCAAAAACCATTTTGGGTAACAGTTCTAACCTGTTTTAAAAAAGCATTTTTTGATATTTGTAATCTATCTTCTCTAAGTATCATTAGTAATCCGAGAGATGAAACCCTATCTGCGTTTATCTGACTATTGTAAGCTATTAGTTCTTGAATTAACGCTGGAGATTTTAAAGTAGTTAAGTTTGTAATCGTTGTTTGATTTTCATCTTGTTCTCCATTCATTCCATAAGCTGGGGCAGATAACCAAGAAAGTATTAATTCTATACCCCAATTTATTATAGGTACGGTTGCATGTGTACCTTTTAATTGGTTTCCTATTTTACTACTACCCCCAGTAAGTCCTTTCTCTTTAAGTATTTCTGGTTCATCACACAAATACATAATAGAATTATTGTGTTTCATGTGAGGATAAAACCCCTTTAAGTTTCTTTCATAATTACAAATAGCGTTGTAATAAATCAAACATCTTCTCCACTGTTCATAAAACTCATCAGTAATCTTTGTCCTACCTGTATATTCTGCTACAATTCTATCTGTCCAACTATCCATTACAAACCCAGATAATAAAGAATGTTCTACATCATCTCCACCATCATTATCCACTGGGTCAAGAGAAGCTATATACCTACCAAAAGGTGGCCTACCACTAGAATCAAATTTAGGTAGCTCCCACATCTCTATTGCTGTGTCCAATACATCCCCTCTACGATGAGGGAAATCTCTAAGTACCGGCTTATTTGATAATGTCCAGTCAATCTTTCCAGATTTAACATAGAACTCTACTTTCCAAGATGCTTCAAGTATTCTTTTATTTGACTCTATTTCCCCAAGAACAATTCTAAGATCTTCTATTGGAAAGAAATTACCCTCTACTGTTAAGAATATATCTGATGGTACAAGAGGTTTATTAATTACCTCGGCCATGTATTTTCTCCTATTACCAGACTTCTTCGCTTTATCTATCTCGTCTAATACGTACTCTTTAGCGAGTACTTCATCTGTTAAAAGGTTAGGTCCTTTTTTAAACTTGTTGATGGTGTGAGTTGCAGGAATGAAAAATCCTATTTTGCCTTTATTCTCCCATATATCATCAAACGATAAACAGTTGAATTCTTCTGGATTATAAAATATCTCTTTAGTATATGTTACAGCTCCGTGTGAAGTTAAACCTCCTGTACCTAACATATAAATTACTAACGACTTATTGTCAGAAGAAGCTTGTGTTGACTCAAGTGCTCCAACAACCTCTATTACGTTATTCATGAAACCCACCTCTTCTAAGAATGCTCTGTTAGGTCTAGTACCGTTAGCAGCGAGCGGATCATCCATGAACGTTCTATGATTTATAACAGATCCAACCGTAGAGGTAAGTGTCTTACCTGAAGCTAATGAACCTGTATAAGCAGTGGATAAAGGAGAAGGATATATCATCCCGTTGATATTTTGTTTATCTGGGAGATGTTCTATTGCAAGCCTAGATTTCTTAAGTAAATCATCACTATATTTAGATTCTATTGCACCTACAACAGTATCAGAAGTTAATGATTGAGAATTACTTTTATTAGCCAAGTACATATCATAATCATACGCACCATCAAATAAAAAATTATGTAGTATCAGCGAAGAACTCCAGTACGATTTACCCCCACCTCTAGATTCTAAGTCAATAACGTTTTTAGCCTGATTTTTATATGATGGTTTTCCTAGATTAGTAGGATGTAGTTTTCTAAGATATTCCCTAGCAGAAATATATATTTTACTTTTTATTTCATCTTCAGTTATCCAGCCATATTTAATAGCTCTCTCTTTTTCTGGACCATACTTCCTATCACATGTATATAACGTATCGCCTGTAAATCCAGAAAATCCCATAGCTTCCTCATAAACGTATGCTTTCTCCCACTCTATGTCTCTAAACCAAGGTCTACCGAGTCTCCTAGAGGCTCCACCTTCATCTTCAAATCTAATAGTATGAAAGTTAACATAATAGTACAAAGTACCTGGAATCCATTTACCTCCTACCCAGTAGCCCTCTATACAACGCCTCTTCTGTTCTCTCCAATAAGTAAGCCTGTCATAATGTTGTGAAACAGCATGAAACTTTGGTATTTCTTTTACTAAGAACTCTGAATTATTTATCATAACTCCCAAAACCTCTTCATATAGTAATTAGAAGCAAGAGTTATAAAATCTTCAAATAACTTCTTTACTTCATACTCATAATTCTCTTTATCTTTTATTTTTCTTTCGAGTTTAAAATTACCTATTTTAAACCTAGAACACATATCATTATTTAACATTTCTTCTTCATAAGAAATGGCTTTCATATCATTTTTGAAAGCCTTTACAAACCTGTTAACACGTTCTTTTTTCATATTTGATTTGAGTCTCCTAAAGATAACATTTTATCTCCTTTACCTTTTTTCATTATTTCTTCTTCCTCTAATGATTGTTTGATCTTTATAAAATCAAAAAACATTTTTGGTGTCACTGCAAATGCTTTATCCAACTGCTCAGCTGTACCTTTAACAGTAATAAAATTACCTGATTTAGAAAGTACATTGTCTCCTGTTTCAGGATTTACTAGATACTGATCAAAATAATAATCCTGTTCTTTAAGATACTTATCCCTTTTAGCCATTAACTCTTCCCACGACAACAGAGATCGTTCAGATTGGCTCATAAAAGATGCCTTAAAAGCAATTATTAAATCTTCATATTTATCCCACTTAAACTTCTCCTCTTTTACTATATCTCTTATAGCAAGCTCCCACTTATCAGGTAGATTGTACATAGGGGATTCTTTTCTTAAACAGAAAGATATCGCCCACATCACATTAGAACTAAATATTTTATTTTTAGTTTTATCTTTTAAATAAAAATCATTAAATATTTCTAATGCTCTAAATTCTGGGCATACGTCCCAAAATATATTTCCTTTATGATATTGTTCTATTATCATAATAAAATTAGATTTTCATACTTCATTGCCCCAAACATCCCAGCCTTCTGTCTTTTGGCGAGCAAACAATTCTATTCTTGGTAAATCACCTAATAACCCAATAATCCTTTTCTTTACTTCATCGGGTTTTTTACTATGTTCTTCAATCGGCGTGTCTATGACTGACAAAATACCTGCGTTTATTCTTTTTGGATTTCCTTTAGTTGCAAGTAAACACAATTCAGCGTTTGCTCTTGTCCAGCATCCCATACCCCAAAACCAACTATTACTTTTTTTGTTTCTTTTTACCCAAGTAAAAGCAACTGTTTTATATTCAAAACCCCATTTTTTTATAAGTTCCCAACATTCATTCAGTTTTGGCATAGTAACCCACAAGAAAAGAACGCAATCTTTATCTGCTATGTCTGAAACAGGTAAATTATCTATCCATTCTTTCTCTTGAACTGGATATTTGCATCCAGCACCACGATTACCCGCCAAGGCTTTATCTCTATAACTCCAAGGCGGGTCAGCATAGATAATCTGATACTTCTTATTTGGAAATGGTATTTGTTCCATTACTATTGTGCTTTTCATCTATACTCATCATTTTTTTAACACATCCTTTACTAGCTATAAAAGAACCTAAATGCCTAAGATATATGTTCTCAAATTCCTCATAGCTTTTAAATTTATTTCCTTTCTCCATATTAAACACAACAAATTCAAACTGAGTGAAAAATATATCTTCCACCAGTTCATAATCAGTGTCATGTTCTTTAGCTACTTTTTTTAATATCTCTCTAACTGACTTCTGGATATTCCTCATAAATTTTGTCTATGAATTTCTTTATATCATTTATATCAAATAATATATCCTCTATGTTTCCTCTAGAGTCTAATATTTGCAACAATACTTTCTTCATGGGTTTTGTTTCTTCGAAATCATAATCACCCATTTCGAATTCATCGTACATCGTCTAATATCTTAAAATTAAATTCTACTTTATACATAGATGAAGGATATATCCTAAGAAACTCTACTAGAGATCCATCGTTTCCTATCAATCCTTTTTTACGAATAATTGATAAGTTATTGTTAAATATATCTTCTGTCATATTAATCATATCTCTCATCTCTTTACGAGTTGAGGTATCATTAACTATTCTCCACTTTATAACATCTTCTATGTTTTTATATCTGTTATTAAAATACATGTATGCTGCTACTACATCTAATTCTCTAGGTCTTAATTTGTCAAGAGGAGGTATACTTTTAAATAACTCCAATAGTTGCCTATAAAACTTTTGAGATGTAGTATCTATATTAAGTCTCATAATCTACTTCTTTTAATTGTTTAACAAACTCTATTAAAAATGACTTCTCATCTTTATTAAACATGTTTCTAAATCCTTTTTTCTTTGCTTCTTCTAAACATTTATCCATTATATCGTTAAATATACCAATTGAATCTACCTCCGGATCACTAGTAATTTTAAACGTTATACTATTCTCCCTGTATATCTGAACTGTCATACACCTTGTTTTTACATATTGTCCAATATAGTTCTAACTGTAAGCTAGTAAGATTCTCTACAACATTGTTTTCGATTTCGCTAGAGAGGGGAGATACTATAACTGTAATGAATTCTCCGTTTCCGTTATACTTTACAATATCTCCTCTACTGCTAGCATACAAATCTCCGTTGTTTAAAGTAGTTGGTAACTCTAATGGACTTACTCCGTATTTATAAAGATTTTCTACTTTTTTCATAATAAAATAATTTAAGGGGGAGATTACTCCCCCTCTAATTACACTTTAATAGCTCTACTTGCAACATCAGGATTTACAAAATTATCAGGTTTAACTGCAATATTAATATTACCCCTGTTCATAATTGAGTAAACCTTCTCTTCTCCACTAAACGGTGTTTTTAAAGTATAACCGTAAAGCTTTCCTCCGTACTTAATTACTATATCACCTACTTCCAAATCAGTCACTTCTTTACTTTTCGCTATGATTACCGCATAAGAATCATCATCTTCTGTCCCGTCAGGAAGAATAATTTTCCTCTTTGGTTTTATAATCTCTGCTAACACCGCATACTCCGGTATAATTACTTTACTTAAATCTTTAATCTTATCCATATTAATAACTTCTTATAATTTGAATTATTCTATTTAAAGGCACTCTTAATCTTTCTCTATACACGTGTCCTTTTCCCCAAAAATTACCTTTTCTATATATTAAAGCATCTTCTGGACACTCCATATATATTTCAATTTTTTTAACTACTGCCATCTTACACCTGTTTTTCTCTCCACAATAGAAACACTAAATTACACATTGCATGAGATAGATGATTTAATCCTGATTCATTATCTGTTTTTTCTCCAGTTCTCCAAGCCACTAAATGTCTCATGAGTGCTGCATAATATCTATCCTCAAAATGCTCTAATTCTTTCCAATTATTAGGACCATATTTATCTGCCCCAAATGTCAAGATCTTCACTACTTCTTCTACACATTCAATTGGAAGTAAATCCCACCTCAGTTTATCTGAGTCAAACTTTAATCCTTCACTCATCACTCTTCTTGCTATCAAAATAATCTCTCATTGATTCTACATCAAAAAACACCGGAATGTTTTTACTTTTAGCAAGCTCAATCTCCCTTATTGTTCCTGAAGATTTCTCCCACCCAGGTACAAGTAGTACTGCATCTGCAACTACAAGCCAAGGTTGACTATTATCAAAATAATCCTCATAACCAAACTCACCATCTACTAACCCCTCTAAGAAATCTATACATGGCACATAAACACTAAACCCCGCATTCCTGGCAGTCTTAGCCACTTTAATCATTTTATAGCAGTTCTTAATGTAATCTACTGCCATGTCATTTAACTTTCCCGCTACGTAAACTTTTACTTTCTTCATAATTTGTTCTGATTTTACTTTCTCTGATATTAATCCATAACATAAGTTTATCCACATAAACTCTTTTTCTGCTCCAACTTTACTATATCTCAAATAACTTCGTAATAGTCCTATTGAATAATCCTTCCATTTAATAAATTCATCATCTGTTAAGACATAATGCCTATACCATGACTTATCCCCTAGTATCTCTGGAGAATCAATTGTTAAATTATACTTCTCTAATTGCCAGTTAAGAATCTTTTTTAATGCTTCTGTATTTTTATCTAATTTTCTCATAAACACTGTTCAATTATATCTTTCCCTTCTTCTGGTATAGGATACGATTTATATAAAAAATCGTGATAAAACTTATCTTGTTCTTTTTGATATTCTCTTAACATGGCTTCATATTCTGCCCAATACTTTCTTGTTGTGAAATATTTAAAGTCAGGTATTTCCCCATACTCTCTTATAACTTCTCCTGTATCTATATCAATTATTTTCATTATAAAAGAGTTAATTTATTTAAACATTTAATATCTATTTGACTAAGTAATCTATTAATATAGAAATCCTGTATTACTTTGTGTATATTTGTCCAACCTTCTAACCCAGTCTGCACTGTTATACTATAATTACTTGTATATCCCCACATATCATATATATTTAAATTCAGTGCAAAGATAATACATATTTCATTATTTTCCAAACATTTTGTTATTTATTTTAAAAAATAATTTAAATATAGATGGATTCCAAATAAAAAAGGGAGACTTGATTTACCTCCCTTTTAAAAAAACACTAAGTTTGACAACCAGACAAGATTGTGTTGCGGGGGGAGGATTCGAACCTCCGACCTTTGGATTATGAGCCCAATAAGCTACCTCTGCTCCACCCCACCACTTTCCAATAGTTTTTTGAATAAATAATGAGCTCTAGAATAAGTATAACTATTTACTATTTCTTGTACTACTTCCAAGTTTATATCCAACCCTAATCTTTTAGCTAAATTAATAATCTTATCTTTTTTCTTTGTTTTTTTCTTTTGTCTTTTTTCTTGTTTATTAGGTTTGTATTTTGCATTTTTACACCAAACCTTCTTTCTTATTTCTATTTTAAACTTTTTATGCCATTCTTTATGACACTTTATACATAATGTTATTAATGCATTTTCTGGATAATCCCAAGCCATATTACCACTTATATAATATAAATGGTGTACATGTAACTCTAGATCATTAACTTTACAATTAGTACAAGTATATTTATCTCTTTTTAAAATCTTAGATTTTTTATTAATCCACTTACTAGTTTTTAACTGTTCTGCATACTTCATTTACATTACGTTTTTGCAAACCAGCTCCCTTAGCCCAGTAGACTTTTATCTTTTTTAAAAGACTGTTTTTGTTAAAAGTGGATCAACCCTGGTTCTTGTTTATACCCCCCTAAGCCCACTACTTCCCTGCACATTGGCGGTGGTTGGAAGATTTACACCTTTAACTATTTGCCGTTGAAGACCTCACTTAAAATATACTTAAGATATACAACTTCAACCCGTCTTTTCAGATACATGCCTTACTCAGAGAAGGACTGGCTTTTGTTAATTATTAGTGCAAAGATAATACATGAATAAGTAACCTCCAAATATTTTTACATATATTTTCATTGCTTATTAACTTTAAAGCCTATGATTCTAAAATTTAATCATATATATAATATCCCCCTAAAT